CCTTGATGCGCCCATGTACCCATTGACGCAATCGTTGTGGCCATAATATTAAGACTTGTTGCAAAGACGTTCACGGTAGGTGCATTCACTGTTGCTGATTGAGTAGCGGTCACATTGACAATAGGTGCTTGCGCATCAAGTTCAGTATTTGCAGAAAGCAAAACCTTTCCGTCATTGGTAAACTTGAGACATGATCCTGACTGGTGGACCAGCCAAAATTCGCCACTTGGCGCGGGTAATGGTTGATCAACATCATTAAAATATCGATCACCAACCTTCCCGTCTTTTTCATCCCCATCGTGGTATTCAACGTCACACCAATCACCGATAGAAGGAGGTGCAAACATGCCCCAGCCATTGCCTACCCATGCCGATTTTACTGGCAACCATCCTGTCAATGTGCCCTCTGGCATTAACATGACTTTGGCGGTATAGGTGTTAGGATCAAATCCGTCAATCTGACCAATGCGTGTTCCAGCATTCGATGCAAGCGCCTGTTGTGCTAACATCTTCATCTTGTTTTCAAAGATAGCCATCATTGCGATAACTCCACATCTGGACTTGAATTATTCGCGTTGATCGTCATGCGGTAGCCATCATCAACAGAGAATGATTTCACTATAGAAGATGGGTAATAACTTTGATCATATTTAGTGTTTGTGCCATTCACAGTGATTAAACGGCGGGAGTTAAGCTCGGTATCAGCTGGAGCTTCTGCCTCCATACGCATCTCATGCAAACTCAATTCTTTCAATTTTGCATTGGCTGTGGCCTGCGCCTCATCCTGTGTACGGGCATACTTTGAAAAAATGCTGTAATTGATCGCTGATTCACCTGAGTCTGTACTACCCTTGACTGCCGTCTTACTCTTTACACGAGTCTTTTGAGCTGTCGCGGTAATGACATGCTTACCTTTAGTCGAAATAGACATCACAGTGACTTTAATGTCGCGCGCAGCTTGACCATTTCGACCAAACTTAAGCGTTGTTCCGTTGAAAGTAGGAGAATTATAAGTTGATGTTGCAGCATTCCACGTAAACACATAAGGATTGGCAGCCATTTGCTCCTTAGGCTGAAAATACAGCGTATTACCCTGCACATACGCAACATAATCCACGATCTGAGCCAATTTACAGACTATATCCCAGAGCGTCGCATTGGACTCTACGATTGATTTTACGATCTGCGTGTACGCGCCTACTGATAAAGATGTTGGAACAATTGAGGTCTGCAATCCAACTGATGCGGCAATTTGCTGAACCACGTTTGATGGTTGAAGCGGCTCTGTAATAAATGACTCTGCACGCTTGGTATCAATCAGCTTAGATGTCAGGTCGCGCCCAGTAATCGTGATCGTTTGTGCCGAAAAATCCATTTCAATATCATCGGAGTTACCTGATATTTCAAGCGTTAAATCTGCTTTGGTGTACTTCAGTGGATTGCTTGGATAACCGCCATAAATCTCAACTGCTACAGATGTTTGATCAGACCACCAATTAGCGTCATATGGCGCAACCTGATCCGCTAAAGCCAATACAAAGTTAAAAGTATTTGCTTGATAAAACCTGTTGTCATCTACCGAGTAGGACAGCAGACCAATCACTCGAACACCGCCAACAAACACGATAGGACATGGTATTTTCGATGATGATGCAGCGATAATATCAGCCATTGAGAATGCCCCCTGATCCATCAGACAGCGCAGGGATATTCAACGTCACCACACCTGTGATCATTGGATCGGTTAAGCCGTTGGCATTGGCAATTGTGGTCCAAGCGCTCGGATCACCATATTGCTGTGCTGCTACACGGTATAGATTAGTTCCAGCGACCGTGATTTGCTTCACACCCGAAGATTGAATACTGACATTTGACTTCATGCGACCCAATGCGGCATTCATCAGCATCAATTGTGGGGCCTGAATCATGGAATTTGTTTGGGTGATCTCGCTTGCGACCGTTGTCGAGATTGGATTGTTTGGAATAACACCGCCCAATGTCGTGATGTTCATCAATGTATTTTGTACTTGGGCCTGTACCTGCTCTACCGCTTTTTGAGCTGCTTCAATCGGCTGCACTATTGACTGAATCACACTATTTGCTGCTTTAGCAAATGAGCTGATACCGTTCATGACTGATTGCAAAGCACTGACAGAAGATGTGATTGATGGATCATTGATTGAATCGGATAGCGTAGTAACCGTATTCATGTCGTCATTCAACAGGTCATCTATTGAGTAACCTGGATCGTTTGTGACAGGCGATGTATTATTTTTGACTACTTCAAGTGTGATGCTGAAAGGGATATGGTTGATCTGCTGGATTGAAAACTCAAAGTTCTTAATCACTACGTTGTACGAGAAAGCATCCCATGTCAGAAGTAATGAATTGCCAGCAATTCGTAGACCATCAATGTACTGTGCTCGTGTTGATGCCTCTGAGCCGCGAAATATTCCAGTCCATGCGGGTGCTTTATCATCGCAGCCCATAGGCTGAACACTTTTGCCTCCACCAATGAAACGATGGATTGCTAGTGTTTGATCACCGCCAAGGCGCAATTCTGCTGGTATCTCCGTGTCCAAAAACTCAAAGCTTCCGAGCATTAGGCTTGATGACATAGTGATTCCAAATTTAGGGCATTAAAAAACCCGCAACGTGTGCGGGTTTTTGGATTAATTATTCATTTTGATTTAGGTTTTAAAACCCTAAATATAGCTATTGGTGTCATTCCAAAAGAAGTGCTTGGACGTCCAAACTGTTCTTTTAAGGTTTTCGCAATTTCCGCCATGAATTCCTTTATTTCATTATTTTCCGTATTCCACGTAAATCCATCATGCGGGATTGCATCTAGAATACCTAAAACATACCAGTCGCCTGGCATAAATTCGCCATGCTTAAAATTAAGATCATGCGTACCCCCAACCATCTCATTTCTTGAAAGAGTCATCCATACTTCATTAGCATAAGGGATTCCATTTTCTCCCGTATCCCCAGTATGAACAAGTAATCTGGCCTCAAGCGCATATGGTATTTTTTGAAGCAATTCAAAAGCTGGTTTTATCTTTTCAATCATGTCTTTTTTTTGTTTTTTTTCAATCGCGTTTTTTTCAGGAATATTTGCAAATAGATTTTTTGAGAGTGGCTCCACCACCGCTTGAATAACGGTCATATCTGCGATACCCAAGATACCTTTGAGAAGCACTAAACTTCCCAATTGTTCACGCTCAAGCTCTCTGGAGATATACCCCATTTCATCTAGCTTGTTAATCATTTCTCTAGGCATTGTTGGAGCTGCATCATATAAATGCTCACTTCCTGTAGATGCAGTATGACTTGAACCACCCTTGCCCATCGCAGTCATAGGTATACCAGCAGACGCCTCCATTTGGCGACCATCTGAAATATTGCTAACATTTTTGAAGGTTGTTATTGCACCATTGCCTGTTAGTTGTGCGTAAAACGACTTTATTTTCCATGTATCTATATAAAAAAAATCAAAGATTGATTCTGTGCTTTGTAATTCTTGCGCCACGATTAATTTCTTCCTCTGCTTTTTTTCTTGTCTCATTATACTGATTAAGACCTTCATTAACAGATTTTGTATAAGCATCAACAGCCTCTCTAAGAAGTTTTGATGTCTTCTGAGATTGTTCCGCTTTACTATTACTGCTTACGCTTGAAAATATACCCACAATTAACTCCGTGCGAATATTAGTTATATTCTGTTTTACAGCATAGCAATTGCATCTCCTATTGACAATATGCACATATGTCAATAAAGGTAACTGAAGAAAGTACGCAGTTTTACAAAAATTACATTACTAACGTCTAAATCTGTTAGTTAAAAAGTTATTTCACCCGTTTTAATCTCCGTTACTAACGCCGTTTCCAACGTTCTACTAACTTGCAATAAAGTAGTTTTTTTCTACTAAAAATACTAAGCTGTCGTACCAACAATAAAACTCAATGGAATAACAGTGAAACGGATTTTACTTGCTGTAATACTGGCCTTCTCTACACCATCTTTTGCCTATGCTCCATCACAGCAGCACCAATACACTCAAGATCACGAAATAGGCGGTGAAGGCGAAGGTTATACCAATGTCGATGGTCGCCGCGTTCATAGCCCTAATAAAGCATCGAGCCGACCAGCTGAAGCAACAGCAAAGTGTCGTGACGGAACTTGGTCATTCAGCCAACACCATCGAGGCACTTGTTCGCATCATGGCGGGGTGGAGAGTTGGTGATAAAAAACCCACCGAGTAGTGGGTTTTGTTTCTTGAAGGTTAAAAAACCTATTCGACTGCTCCATAAATAGTAATATCACCAGAATCGTAATCCATAGCTACTTTTTTCTCAAAATAATATGCATCGATCGATCTAACTTTTTCTCCTTTTCTAGGAGTAGATTCATTAGTTGGATTTTGCTCAAGTACAGCATCCACATCTATACAAGGATTTGTCTTAGAGAAAATAATCTTAGATTTTACCTTGTATATCGTTCTGTCATAATTAAATGGATATGGATTACTATTATTTGGGTATTGTTTATCAGAGAGTATTAATTTTATTACATCTACTGGATAATCTTCATCTAGACCTATTGTTGCTGAAGGCAAATAACACAGATGAACTTTTATGGTACTCGCCATAGGAGCGCGTATATCAGGCAGAGAACTATTTAGATTTTTAAGATAATTTATTAGGTCGATCTCATCTTGTTCTAGCACTTTTCCTTTTGATAACCCGGAGTCATCATCTTTACTTTTTCCTTCATACAAGTCTTTTAAGCCGTAGTATTCTTCATCTACAAACGATCTTGCGTTAATTACTTGCGGGGTCTTATTTTTTTCAAAAAAGAAAA